ATGAGTCAACAACATAAGAAATGGGTTGAGCTAGTTGAGCAACGGCTTAAAGAAAAAGGCTGGAATAAAGCAGACCTTGCACAAGCTGTTGGGTTGAGTAGCCAAGGGACTATTACAGATTTGCTAAAATCTGGAAAAGGCAGTGCAGATTTGAAACTTCGCGTTTCAAAATTACTCAGCATCCGCGAGCCTTGGGAATTGTTTGAAGGTAGCTGAGTGCAAAAAAACCACTGCGGGAACAGTGGCTGTGAAAAAATAACTATAAATAGTATATCACAGAAAGGAGAAAAGAACAATGGAAGTTGTCAGAATAAACGATGTCATTATTGAAAAGATTTCTGCCAATGATAAGGAACTTTCCCGTATTTTTGGGCACAGTTCAAGAGCCTGTGGGATCCGCAGGAGAGAAATGCAGAAATTACCAAGCCAAGCAAAATATTTACGTGATGGCATGGTCACAGTTGCTGGATTTGACAGCTACTTGCAGTATCGAAAATCTCCAGAATGGGAGAAAGAAGTCAAACAAATGGAGAAAATGGGAATCTATATTAGAAGAAGGGAAACAAAATGATTGGAATTGAAAACATTATTGATGAAATCATTAGCTATACCGGCCAAGACCGAGAAACACTGCGAGGGTTTAAAAAGTACGACCTATTATGGAAGCGTAATTTGCTGAGAGGGGGACATGCAGCATGACGACAATTTTAACAATCGCCCTTGTGGCCATGAGTCTGGTAGCATTTACAGCTATTGGCTATGGATTTTACATAATCCACAAAATCAACTCATATGAGTATCGCAAAAAAGAAGCATACAGATTCCTTAAGGAAGAACGCAGAAAGGCAGGATTAGCATAATGACAGTAACTATTAACCGGCTTGAAATCGAAAACGTCAAGCGTATCAAAGCAGTTAAAATCGAACCATCCGCAACAGGTTTGACAATCGTTGGCGGAAACAACAACCAAGGGAAAACAAGTGTACTGGACGCGATTGCTTGGGCATTAGGTGGCAATAAGTACAAGCCTAGCCAAGCTCAACGTGAGGGCTCGCAGGTACCGCCTACGCTAAAAATCGTAATGTCTAACGGTCTTATCGTAGAGCGTAAGGGTAAGAATGCAAGTCTAAAGGTAATTGACCCAAATGGTCAAAAAGGCGGTCAGCAACTGCTAGACAGCTTTGTGGAAGAGCTTGCTATCAACTTACCTAAATTTATGGAAAGCACCCCAAAAGAAAAAGCAGACACGCTTTTGCAAATTATTGGTGTTGGTGACCAACTGGCAGAGCTTGAGCTAAAAGAAAAAGAAATTTACAACAACCGGCACGCTATCGGTGTGATTGCTGACCAGAAAGAAAAGTTTGCTAAAGAACAAGAATACTATCCAGATGCTCCTAAAGAGTTAGTTAGCATTGCAGAGCTTATTCAACAACAGCAAGCAATCTTGGCTAAAAACGGTGAGAATGCTCGCAAGCGTCAAAATCTAGCCAACTATCAGGCTCAACTTGATAATCAGACAGCACTGGTCAACCGACTAGCTCAACAACTGGAAGAAGAACAAGCTAAATTATCGAAATTGGCTAATGATGTGGCTATTGCTCAAAAAGATGCCATGGATCTACTGGATGAGTCAACTGCAGAAATCGAAGCAAATATTGCTCAAATTGACGAAATCAATCGCAAGGTACGTGCCAATCTTGATAAAGAGAAGGCAGAGGAAGACGCGAAAGCACAGCGTGAAGAGTACAACACGTTAACAACTGAAATTGAAGCAGTACGAAAAGAAAAGCGTGATTTGCTGACTAATGCAGACCTACCGTTGCCAGATCTAGTGGTAGAAGATGGCAAACTTCTATACAAAGGTCAAGAATGGGATAACATGTCGGGTTCTCAGCAACTCATGGTAGCCACTGCCATTGTCCGTAAACTCAAGCCAGAATGTGGCTTCGTGCTCATTGATAAACTGGAGCAGATGGATCAAGTCACACTTAAGGAATTCGGCGAGTGGCTGAAGCGTGAGGGCTTGCAAGCTATTGCGACACGAGTATCGACTGGTGACGAATGTTCGATAATAATCACCGATGGATATTCTGAAGAAAATCCAAACTATGAATCTCATAAAAATACAACTGCCAAGCCTTCTTGGGAAGGTGGATTTTAATGGGACAATTTATTGATATTACAGGGCATAGATTCGGTGAATTAACTGTAGTAGAACGGTCTCAATATACGGGGAGAGAAGCATTTTGGAAATGTCGGTGCGATTGTGGCAGAGAAATCATTACTAGAGGGTCATCTCTTAGGAATGGTTCATCAACAACTTGTGGTTGTTCTAGAGTAAGACACGCAAAAACAGGTAATGCAAAGCGTACTCATGGGTTTACTGGAGAGCGACTGTACAGAGTGTGGATGGGCATGAAACAAAGGTGCTATCTAAAAACACATAATCGGTATGCGAATTATGGCGGAAGAGGTATCACGGTTTGTGCGGAATGGAAAGATTATTTGAACTTTAGAAAATGGGCGTTAGCTAATGGATATGATCCAAATGCTCCGAGAGGAAGCTGCACTATCGATCGTATAGATGTTGATGGAAATTACGAACCGTCAAATTGCAGATGGGTAGACTCAAAAATTCAAGCAAAAAACAGGAGGTAAACACATGCAAATTACAAAAGGAAAACGGGCACGAGCCCAACGAGTAGTCATCTATGGACCAGAGGGAATTGGTAAATCTAGCTTAGCAGCACAATTTCCCAACCCTCTCTTTATCGACACGGAAGGCTCAACCGACAACATGGATGTTACTCGGGCAGATAAGCCCACTAGCTGGACTATGCTCATGAATCACATCGCATTTGTCAAGGCCAATCCGACAATCTGTCAGACCTTGGTCATTGACACAATCGACTGGGCAGAAGCCTTGGCACTGCAATACATCTGCGCTCAGCACGGCAAGAGTGGTATTGAGGACTTTGGCTGGGGCAGTGGCTATACTTATCTCATCGAGGAAATCGGTCGTCTATTGGACAGACTGCAGGAGCTTGTCGAGCTCGGCATCAACGTGGTGCTGACTGCCCATGCCCAGGTAAAGAAATTTACCAAGCCCGATGAATTAGGGGGCTATGACCGCTATGAGCTCAAGTTGAGCAACAAGAAGACTGAGACTAACGTATCTGCCAAGGTCAAGGAGTGGGCCGATATGGTCTTATTTCTCAACTACAAGACCTATATCATCACGGACGAAAAGACCAAGAAGCAGAAGGCACAGGGTGGCCAGCGTGTCATGCAAACTACGCACTCGCCAAGCTGGGACGCCAAGAACCGTCATAACTTGCCAGAAGAGTTGCCTATGGACTTTGCAGCGATTGCTCATATCTTTGCTCAAACAGTGACAGAACAACCAGCACAATCACAGCCAATGCATGAATCCGCACATGCTGTACCAGAACAGGCTCAAGAAGCAGTTCCTAACCAGCCTGCTCAGCCAGTACCTACACAGGAAATTAACCCACTAATTCCACAAAGCCTGCGTGATTTGATGACCACTGCCCGTGTGAGTCAAGATGAAATCTTGCAAGCTACTTATGTCAATGGTATCTATCCACTAGGCACGCAGATAGAAGCGATTGACGCTGGCTATTGGGATTACATGGTTACAGTTTGGGATAAGGTCCTAAATGTCATCAATACAAAGGTACGGGCCAATCCAGAAGTACCCTTTACGGTCGAAGGTGAGTAAGTTTAGACCATTTTGGGTCTTAGAAATTATTAGTAAATTAAATATTGAAATTAAAGGAGAAATAACATGACACAACAATACAATCAACCAGAGCGCGAACTTGGATGGGAAGATGAAATCGTTAATGATGGCGGTGAATTTGTCTCGCTGGTGCCGGGTGACTATCAATTTACGGTAAAAGGTGTAGAGCGTACCCGTCACACACCAAATACTCAAAATCCAGGGAAGCTTCCTGCATGTAACAAGGCTGTCGTATCCATTGAAATTGAAACTGCAGATGGTACAGCTCAACTAAAACACAATCTGTTCTTGCATACCTCAACAGAAGGAATGCTATCAGCTTTCTTTGGAGCGATTGGCCAGAAAAAACACGGGGAACCATTGCGGATGAATTGGAACATCATTGGCGCTAAAGGCGTTTGCCGTATCAACAAGCGAAAAGGCACTGGTCAATATGCGGATCAGGAATTTGACAACATCAAGTCCATGATCTATGCAGATGAAGTTGATTGGTCAAAAGTTCTAAATGCTAGCCAACCACAACAACCAGCTTATCAACCACAACAGCCACAGGGACAATATCAACAACCAGCTTATCAACCTCAACAGCCAACACAGCCAATGCAAGGTGGCTTCAAAGGATTTTAAGGGGGGTCTGAATGCAACTACGAGATTATCAGGAAGAGGCTCGTGGTGCAGTCCAGCAGGAATGGCAATCAGGTCGCAAGCGGACATTGTTAGTTCTGCCAACAGGTTGCGGTAAGACGATTGTCTTTTCCAAAATCATTGAAGACCGAGTGCGCATGGGCGAGCGTGTGCTCGTCCTTGCTCATAGGTCGGAACTGCTGGAACAGGCCTCTGACAAACTAATGACCGCCACTGGGTTGGGCACAGCCTTAGAGAAGGCAGAGAGCACATCTATTGGCTCATGGTTTCGAGTAGTTGTTGGTTCTGTACAGACCTTGCAACGCGAGAAGCGGTTGAGTCAGTTTCCACCGAACTATTTCGACACTATCATCATTGATGAGGCTCATCATGCTATCTCAGATGGCTATCAGCGTGTCTTGCAACACTTCGACGACAGCAATGTCTTGGGCGTTACTGCAACGCCAGACCGAGGCGACAAACGAAATCTAGGGCAGTATTTCGACAGTCTAGCCTATGAGTATTCCTTAGTGCAGGCAATCAAGTCTGGCTACCTTTCCAAGATTACTGCCGTGACGATTCCATTGACCTTGGACCTATCAAGCGTGTCTATGCAGTCGGGAGATTTTAAAGCAAGCGACCTTGGGACTGCGCTTGATCCATACCTTGAGCAGATAGCAGACGAAATGGTCAAGCAATGTGCAGACCGTAAGACAGTGGTCTTTCTGCCACTGGTCAAGACTTCGCAAAAGTTTCGTGACATCTTAAATGCCAAAGGTTTTAAGGCTGCTGAAGTCAACGGAGAATCCAAGGACCGTGCAGAGGTCTTGGAAAACTTTGACAAAGGTAAATACAATGTCCTTTGCAACTCTATGCTCTTGACAGAAGGCTGGGACTGTCCATCTGTTGATTGTGTGGTAGTGCTTAGACCAACCAAGGTACGAGCCCTATATAGCCAGATGGTCGGACGTGGAACTCGACTATTTCCGGGAAAAGAAAATCTATTACTGTTGGACTTCCTGTGGCACACAGAGCGACACGAACTCTGCCGACCTGCTCATCTTATCGCGGGCACAGAAGAAGTAGCTAAGAAAATGGTTGAGAATATGGAAGATGAGGCTGGGGCCTTGTTTGACATCGAAGAGCTGGAAGTAAAATCAGCAGAAGATGTAGTGGCTCAGCGTGAAGAAGCACTGGCCAAACAGCTGGAAGAAATGCGGAAACGGAAACGCAAGCTGGTAGACCCATTGCAGTTTGAGATGTCTATCCATGCGGAAGATTTAGTGGACTATGTACCAGAATTTGGTTGGGAGCAGTCGCCTGTTTCCGACAAGCAAAAGAAAGCTTTGGAAAAATTCGGCATTTTCACAGATGAGATTGGCAATGCTGGTAAGGCAGCGAAATTACTGGATAGACTGGCCAAGCGTCGTGATGAAGGCTTGACAACACCAAAACAAATCAGGCTACTGGAACGCTATGGTTTCCGCAATGTTGGTATGTGGCAGTTTGACCAAGCTAGGTCTATGATTGACCGCATTGCTGGCGCGGGTTGGAGATGTCCAGCAGGTGTGAGACCAAAAGAATATCAACCAGGATAGGAGAATAAATGACAGAAAGAGAATTTGACCTCATCCCATTGCTTGAATACATTGACCCATCTGTCTTGTCTTATCAAGACTGGGTCAATGTAGGTTTCGCTCTTAAGCAAGAGGGCTATACTGCAATGGATTGGGATGTGTGGTCACAGAAAGACACAATCCGATACAAGAAAGGTGAGTGTTTTAAGAAATGGGATAGCTTCCAAGGTGGCAGTCTAGGCACTGTGACCGGGGCGACAATCACGCAGATGGCCAAAGAAAATGGCTGGGTGTCTGAATTTAGAATGACTGACGAAGCCCATGAATTGGGTTGGAATGACACTATTGACCGTGATTATAAAATCGTTGATAAAAACTGGTTGGAATCAAAAGAAATTCGAGAGCCTGTGAATTGGCAACCTGTCCAAGAATTGATTACTTACTTAGAGACAATCTTCAATAGTACAGACAATGTCGGCTATGTCACGCAGACTTATCAGATTGACACTGATAATGGGCCAGTATTTAAACCAACACAGGGAGCGTTTGATAGGACAGCTGGAGAGTTAATTCAACTTTTACAGAGTTGCAATGGTGACATCGGCGCAGTCTTCGGCGACTACAAGGAAGAAGCTGGGGCTTGGATTCGTTTCAATCCACTGGACGGGAAGGGTGTTAAGAATGACAACGTGACTGATTTCCGCTATGCCTTGGTTGAGTCTGATAGCATGGAACTAGGCAAGCAATATGCACTATTCAAAGAGTTGGAATTGCCAATTGCTGCCTTGGTCCATAGTGGGAAGAAATCCCTGCATGCTATCGTCAAGGTAGATGCGAGAGACTACCAAGAGTACCGAAAGCGTGTGGACTACATTTACCAAATCTGTAAGAAGAATGGTTTGGATATTGATACCCAGAACCGCAACCCTAGTCGATTATCACGTATGCCTGGTATCATGCGAAACGGTAAGAAGCAGTTTTTGATTGATACTAACATCGGAAAATCTAACTACGAAGAATGGTACCAGTGGATTGAGGACTTAAACGATGACCTGCCTGATCCAGAAGGATTAGCAGAGTCTTGGGATGATATGCCAGAATTGGCTCCTGAATTAATCAAGGGTGTGCTTAGACAAGGCCATAAGCTACTCATGGCTGGTCCGTCTAAGGCTGGTAAGTCATTTGCCTTGATTGAACTCTCAATTGCTATTGCAGAGGGTATCAAGTGGCTGGGCTGGGAATGTACCAAAGGCAAGGTCCTCTATGTCAATCTTGAGTTGGACAGACCGTCGGCCTTGCATCGATTTAAGGATGTCTATGCAGCTATGGGTGTACCAGCTAACAATATCCAAAATATTGACATCTGGAACTTACGCGGTAAGACCGTCCCGATGGATAAGCTAGCACCAAAACTTATCCGACGGTCTCTGAAGAAGAATTACATTGCCATCATCATTGACCCAATTTACAAGGTCTTGACGGGTGACGAAAACTCAGCAGACCAGATGGCACATTTTACAAATCAGTTTGATAAGGTAGCTACTGAGCTGGGATGCAGTGTGATTTACTGCCACCACCACTCAAAAGGTAGTCAGGGCGGTAAGAAGTCAATGGACCGTGCGAGCGGGTCAGGAGTGTTTGCTCGTGATCCAGATGCATTGATTGACTTAGTAGAGCTTGAATTGACTGAAGACTTGCTGAAGTTACGAGTTGATAAAGCCAAATGTGCCATTTACCAGCGGGCTTTGCAAGAACGCAATCTAGCTTACTATCAACAGGAAGTGACATTGGACGACTTGGAAAGCAGGGCACAGATGCAGCAACATTTTGAAAAAGCTATCAATGACATCATGGTCCGAAAGGTCTACTACGACGAAATCGAAAAAGTCGTACATGCGATAGAGATTTCCACTGCGTGGCGTGTCGAAGGTACGCTACGAGAGTTTGCCAAGTTTAAGCCAGTCAACATGTGGTTTAGCTATCCAGTGCACAGTGTGGACACATCGGGTGTGCTGGCAGATATACAGTTGGAAGAAAGCAAGCCGAATTGGCAGAAAGCTAAAGATGGCAGGAAATCAAAAAAAGATAAAGCTGAAGAGAGAAAACAAAAACTGGATACAGCATACGGTGCATTATTTGATGGAACTACCCCAGTTTCTTTAGATGAACTCCAAGAATACATGGATGGAGTATCTGAAAGAACAATTAGAAATTACATAAAAGAACATGGTGGATTTGATATCAAGAATGGAATTGTATATCAAAAATCCAAATAGTGAAGAAAGAAAAAAACAGGAAAATTTCTAAGAAAAAAACAGGAAAAGTTATGTTTTTTTCCTTTTCTAAATTGTGAAAAAAATAGGAAATTTCATTTTTTCTAAATTGTGAAAAAAACAGGAAAAGTTATGTTTTTTTCTGGAAAAAGAAACGTTACAACTACTAAAGTAGTTGTTAAAGTGTTTTTCTTTCTGTCGAAAGTCAAAGAGAAAAGGAAAAGGGGCTGTAAGTCCTGCCCCTTTATCCTTTATCTCATCTTTGACAAAGCGCACAAAAAACAAAACAAAAAATATATGGAAAGATGAAAGGTAAAATAAATATGGAAGATTATCAAAAAAGAGTGATTGAAGAATACAAGCAGCTTAAAACGCGTTTTATCAGATTGAAGAACTTTATCAAAGAATATGACAAAGGCAATACTCAAGATTGGGATTTGCAATATCCTATCGAAGTCTTGAAAATGCAATGTCATGCTATGCAAGTGTATTGTCAAATTTTGGAATTTCGTGCAAAACTTGACGGCATTGACCTCAATCCTAAAAAACGGTACACAGTGGCTATCCCAGTTGGTAATGGGTTTTATAAGACACTTGTGCAACATTCTAAGACAGGAAATTTAGTATTAGGTGACTATAACTATGCTTCCCTTAAGTTACTTGAAAAACACAATAGGAATGTTCCTGACGGAGGAATAACCGAGGACAGGATTAAAAAATCTTCTTGTTCTTGGGCATGGCAGTTCGCGAAGGAGTTAACAGATGATTGATTTTTTCCTGCCAATGAAAAAAATACCGACTGTGACCCACCAACAGAAACAAGTCCGAGTGGTCAACGGTAAGCCACAATTTTACGAGCCTGAAAAGCTAGCAGATGCCAGGGCTAAGTACGAAACATTGCTGGCTAGGCATGTACCTCCTGACAAGTTGCAAGGCCCAATTCGTCTGACAGTCAAATGGTTATTTCCTCGGACGAAGAAATCCAAGCATGGCCAGTATAAGACTACTAAGCCAGATACAGACAATCTGCAGAAGTTGCTCAAGGACTGCATGACTGCTGTCGGTTTTTGGGAAGATGATGCCCAAGTGGCCAGCGAGATTGCAGAAAAGTTTTGGTCAGATACGGTCGGGATCTACATTAAGATTGAGGTGTTAGATGAATTACATTGATTTTTTTGAAAATGAAATCCCAAACTGGATGCGAGCCAGCAACCAGAAGATGCAAGAAGTTGGTTTTGCGACAGATGCATACTGGGACTGGGTTGTGTGGTCTATGGCAGAAGTCTGTAAGAAATATAACGACGATGAGTTTGTGAAAAAACAGTTTGGGCTAATTTTTGAATTGCTAGAGGAGAAAGCAAAATGACAAAATTCCAAGAAGGACAAACCGTTTGGGTAAAAGCCGATTTTGCCGGCTATGCTGGGGCAAATCAAGCTTGGGTTTTGATTCAGGGCGAGGCAGAACTGGCACAGTTGGAGGATATTAGGGAGAAAGTGGATTGAAATTCCTAGACTTATTTGCAGGAATCGGCGGTTTTCGTCTCGGCATGGAAGCAGCAGGACATGAATGCGTTGGATTTTGCGAGATTGACCCATTTGCCAGAAAGAGCTACAAAGCAATACATGACACGAAAGGAGAAATAGAATTTCATGACATCACAACAGTCACAGATGAGTCTGTTCGAGGAATTGGACGTGTGGACGTTATCTGCGGAGGATTTCCGTGTCAGGCTTTCAGCATTGCTGGAAAACGAGCAGGATTTGAAGATACTAGAGGGACTCTATTCTTTGAGATTGCTCGGTTCGCATCTATTCTCAGACCTAAATATCTATTCCTTGAGAACGTCACAGGACTCCTCAACCACGATGACGGCCATACATTCGAGACCATCATC